TGTGTTCGTCTGACCATACAAAGTCTTCTGCTGATATTAGTTCAGGTTTATGTGTTCTCCAGAAATCAGCAAACTTTAATATCATTTCCCATACTATTTGAGAATACTTTGCTTTTCCGTAATTATCCATCCACGATACTTCGTTTCCTAATACTAGTTGTTCACATGCTTCATGTACCTGTGTACCTTCTTTACCGGCTTTCCGCATGATTATATTAGCGTTATGGCCTACATCTTTAATCCAAGTTTCAAAAAACTTATTTTTAGGCATATACTGAAGTATTGTAGTAACTGATGGGTAGTATATTCCTTCTCCTCTCTTGTAAACTCTCCTGTCTAAGAAGTTAATCTGTTTTAAATCAGGGTTAAAATCTAATCTTTTCTTTTCATTCTGTTCAAGAATATTCATTCCTTGTTTTATCATAAGTTTAATTTTTGCAACATTATCTTTGAAAAGTCTAATTCGGTTGCGTTCTGTACTAGTTCGGTAAATTGTTTAAAGCCCATCTCTGAAGGGTCTTTACCTGGTAGTTCAATTAAAAATACCCTAAAGCCAGCAGCTATTAATTTTTCTGCTATTTCTAGAGCTTGCACTTGTGCATCAGTATCTAATGCGATGTAAATATCTGTTAATTTACCTGTTAATAACCTTTTCCACAAAGCTGGTGATAAACTCTTACCCAGTATTGGTACTGCGTTTCTACGTATAGCTATAGCATCAAAAGCTCCTTCACAGAGAATTATCGGCTTATCCCAGTTAATTAAATTCTCAAAAAATACTATATCTTTAGAAGCTTCTGGGTTTTTATATTTAAAATAAGCTCTTTCGTAAGTTCTTCCAACAAAATAATTGAGCCTATTGGACTCAGAATAGCTTGGGATAATAATTCGTCCTCCATAGTCTCCAGTTGTCGTGTACCCAATATTATATTTAATAAAATCATTGTGGCTAAGTCCTCGTTCATTTAAATACTTTCTAATTTTATTAGCTATTATCGATGTGTTTGAAGCTGTGACTAATGATTGGAACTCTTTTGGTAGTTCTACAACATCATCATTTTTATATTCGTACTTAATTCCTTTCTTAACGTACTTTAGTACTTCCTGTGCTTCGTTTTTCGGTAAATTTAATTGCTTTACTAGTGAGTATATCGATTGACCTCTGGATTTACATACCCAACATTCCCAGAAGTTCTTACCTTCTTCGTTAGTGACCATGTTAATTTCAAGTTTAGGTTTACGGTGATTACAGAAAGGACAGTTAAAAGCGTAGTTATCTCTAGCTCGTTTTTGACTCTTACCTAATACGTTCTCTATTGACCCTAGTAAAAAAGTATAATCCATATATAACATTTACTATATAAAGATAAGAAAAATAAATGTAAATACCAACTATACGTCAGTCATTTTTAATTTACCTGATTTAGGGTGTACCATAAAGTTATCAGGTCTCAGGTCTAATTCGTCTGGGTCAATTCCTAAGTTGGTGGATTCTTTCTCTAATGCATCAATAAATTCATTAGGGACTTCACCTTTATATTCGCCCATAACCTCCATTGTAATAATACCTAATTTAGTATCTAACTTTTTAACATCGTATATGTATACAAAATTATTAGTTTTTTTACCTTTAAGAATCTCAGCATGTTCTATTTCTACTTCATCAGTAGTAACTTTAACTGCTTTTCCGTTGAGAAGGTAAACCGAACCGTAATCTCCGGAACCAATATACTTACCTCCCTGGTCTTGTATCTTGTCTATTTCTCGACTAAAACCTGGGTCATATTCTAGGGGGCCTTCTAATATGATTTTAGATAGTTTCATACTTTTTAATCTAATGAGCCATAATCTCCTCGGCTCATAGCTTTGCCGAAATCATCGCTTTGTTTTGTTCTAAGGTCTATGTATAAATTAGTTTCTTTATAGTCGAATGAATTTAGTCTATAGTTATGCACTTTCATTCCTTCTTCCTCGTACTCTCTTACTACCTTATTTATAATATCTTTTAACTCTTGTTTGTATCCAGAAGAAGCTGTTAGGTCTTTTTGATCAGCACTTGTTTTAAAGCTCTTAGTATTTATAGGGACTTTTATACTTTCAACTGTGTCTGGTAAGCTATCTATATGGTTAAATAACTCTTCTTTATTATCGGTGCTTCCAGCAATTTCTTTGTCTGTAGTAACTCCGTTAAAGGTGCTTGTATCTGGTATCCAATTTTCTAATACAATCTTTATTAGTTTCATAATTTTATTACTTTCAATTTTAAGTCTCCTGTACCTCTAATTAACCTATGGTACACTCCTCTTCTTATAAATAGACGTTTTAATGTCTCTGGTGTATTATCGTCGTATTGGAATTTCCAATCAGTTTCTTGAAGAGGTTCTATTATACGGTCTTCATAATCTCTATGCCATACTAACTCTTTCTCATCTACATTATCTGTAAATGTCCTAATTTCTCCTTCTTCTAAGTACGGCCTATTCTCCATTAAGCTCTAAGACTTACCGTGTTTAATTATCAGTTCTCCTAATACTTCTAATCTTCCCATTTCTTTTTGAAAAGCTACAGGCTCCATAGCGTGGTTAATTTTCTTATGAGTTTCTTCAAACTCTACTCTAGCAGCTTCTAAATCAAATTTACCTTCTGCTGCTTTCTTATAGTACGGTAGTTTAACGTTAAAGTGGTGGTAAGTTAACATTGAATCACCCCCCTTATCTTTAGCTGAGGATGCAATTTTACCTGCTCCTTTCTCTCTACCTTCAGCAAAGTCGTTAAACTTCTCTTTACTTTCTCTTAAAAATATTTCGCTTAATTTCATATTACCAGTATCCGCTAAAATTTTTTGATCCTCCTAATGATTTCCAGTATCTTCCTATATTACATGCCCAGTATCCTGGTTTAGTTTTATCTTTCTTAGTTGCACATTTATGACGTGCTGCAAAAGAAGATCTTGCTCCAGGTTCATCTATCTTGACATTTAACCCTGTTGTACCTCCGAAGGATACCTTCTGTACATTGCCTTTTTTGTTTTTAACATAAACGTAGAACTTTTTAGAACCTCCTCGTTTAGGTTTATTTAGCGGTACATCCTTACCTTGGTATTCTGCTTCATCTAATGATTCTTCTTTAACCATGGGTAAGTCTAAAGGTACTTTCTCTCCTTCAAATACTCCGTATAGACCTATATCTGTATCTTCTAGTAGTCTAGTGTCTGCTTCGTTGAGTTGTATATATCCGTCTCTCCAGGATTCTCTTGCTTCACTAAATAGTTGTATAAACTTATCACTAGAGTAGCGGTAGACATTCTCATATAATGAGAGATCATTATCTAGATGGTACTGTAATGATGGAAGTCCAATTAATTTCTTTAAACTTATCATATCATTTCATTTCAGGGTGAAAAAGGAATTTTATTACCTTAGCATCTTTCGATACTTCTTTACCATCTATTTCTATTCCTATTGGATAAGGTTTAGTTTTATCATCTGCCCAATATGCTACGTTGTAACTCTTATCTTTATTACTAGTTACTAATAGTCCTCTATTGTACGTATCTTCTTCTGCTTGTAGAACAACCATTTTACCGGTAGGAAGAATCATATCACCCATTAGTTTAATATCTCCTTCGTCGTATCCGTCGTCGTTATACCTGTTTTCTTCTTTTAGAATTATATCACTTATTTTCATTTAAAAAGTCTTTTCTGTAAAATTTACCGAGGATATTGTCGTTTATATAGTTATTACGAGTTTCTAGTACCTCTTTTATAAATAGGTGTTTTGTTTCAAAGTAAGTCAATTGCTTCTTACTTTGTACATATTTAATTATATCTCTCTTGAATTGCCCTATTTCTCCGTTTCTTACTAATTCTAGTATTTCCTTTTGGGAGCCATAGTATGTTTGCCAATCTGATTCTTTTATAACCTTCTTTTTTGCTGGAACTCTACCTCCTATTCCTTTTGCTTTTCGTTCTTCTCTTAAGGCAGCTAGCTCTCTTTTACCTAGTTTTTTATTTCTTTCAAAGTAGAGTACTTTTTTTCCTATATATTTTTTACCAGATGGTATATGTGTAACTTCGTATATAAATCCATAAGTTCCTTCAGGCATATTTTCTATACCAAGGACAGGTAGTCCTTTATAATTCCAAGTTGGATCAGTCATTTGTTTAAAAGTTTAGTTAATTAAATATACGAAATAATCTACTTTACTACAACTATTCTACTTAAAATATTACGGAATTGGATTCATCTCAGAATGACTAACTTTACGCCAAGCTGTTCCATTATAAAAGCAAAGTGTATTAAGCGTTGTGTTGTAGACCATAGCGCCTGTATCGGGACTGGATATGGCGTTTATTTCTACCGTAGTTAAGTTAGGTGGGACAATCCCTTTTGTATTTTGAAATATAGCTGCTCCTTTGTAATTGTAAGCGCTTTGATCCTTAAAAATTAAATCATCCGAAACAACCCTAATATCCCATTGAGGTATGGCTGCTGTATTTCCGAATTCAAGATAATTGCTGCCTTGTATTCTTATAGATCCAGCGACGTCTAATTTTTTTAGCGGAGTTGTAGTTCCTATACCTACGTTACCTGCTGCATTTATTGAGAATTTAGTTGAGCCCTGCCACTTGAATTGTAGGCCACCAGAACTACTTCCTGTTCTTTTATTAGCTTCTAGTACTATTGATCTAGAGCCTGCTGTATAGTATATTGCTCCGTCTACATGTGTACCGTTTTTAACTCTTATTCCTCCTGATGCGTAGTCATTCGAATTACCTACTATATCAAGGAATCCACCACCTCCATATGGATCTGAATTTGTGTTTACAAAAGTTGCTATAGTGTCAAAAGATGCAGATATTTGCCTTTTTACGTACAAGTTACCTTGTGCTGTTGTTGGAGTTGTTACTGGGTATCCACCTACTGATAGTCTTCCACCTTTTATCAATGCTGTTGGTAAGTCTAATACTGCACTGCTTAGTGTCATATAGTCGCTAGTAGTTCCGTAAGGTGTTCTACCTTGAAAAAGAAAAGTTCCCATATTTCCTGTTGTACCTCTTGCTTGAAGTGTAGAGACATTGATACTATCGTTCGATTGGAATACACGTAATGCTCCGCTTCCAGATTTATGTATATGTATAGATTCTGAAACATATAATGTACTAGTGTTAAATCTAAAGTTGCTAGATGCTCCGGTAGTACCATTGTCGTTAAATTGTACTTCGTGGTCAGATCCAGCAGGAGTTGCAGTTAGTCCTGATAAGCCTGTTCCATCTCCTACAAATGAACCTGAAAATGTAGAACCTGATATTACTGTAGCTTTTGAAAAGTCTACTAACGAACTAGATACGATTAAAGACCCTGTTATTTTTGCATCTCCATAGTATGGAAAAGGTTCTAATCCTGTCAATGCAGAACCATTGCCTGAAAAGATTCCTGAGAGGTTAACTCCTGTACCGGTAGCATTATTTATGTTTAGATTAGTTAGACCTGTTCCATTTCCTTTAAAAGACCCTGTGAAAGATCCTGTTACCCCGGCAGTCTTTACAAAATCTACTATTGCTGTAGAACTGGAAACTGTTAGTGAACCGGTTAATGCTGCTGCACCGTCTAATTTTCCATTCCAAACTGTAACTGATGTAATACCGGTTAATCCTGATCCGTCTCCTACAAATCCTGTAGATGATTCTATACTTCCGGTAACTATTACTCCGCCTTTAAAAATATGTTCGTTAGCCATGTTTTACTTTATTTACACTTGTTTTTTAAATGCTGTTATTAATATGTTTACAGAGAGGGTACTAAATAAGCTACTAACTAATACTAGAGTAACTAGGTTGCCTGATTTAGTTAAGGTAAACTCTGCACTGTTTACTGTGCCTGGGGATATAGTATGTTTATCGTTTATTTGTGTAGTATTGCTTGTATTCCAAGAACCTAGAAGGTAACCTGTTCTACTTTCACTTATAGTTGAATTTACTAATGAGTAGTCAGCTTTAAATCCTGTATACCCTGTTGATGATGTATCTAGTAATATTATAGTTGTATTTACAGCTGATGTTGTCTTACTTACGTGTAGTAACTCAACTCCGGCTCCTCCGGGGTATCCTGTTGATGATATCGTTACTGTATCTGCTACATCTAGAGCTCCTGATACTATTAATGACCCTGTTATAGATGCATTACCGTTATGTGATCCATCCCATTCAGATGCTACTCCTGTTAGGTTGCTTCCATCCCCTGCAAAACTTCCAGAGAAATTAGATCCAGAGATAGCTAACGTATCCGTCATATCTACTACTGCAGTTGATCCAGATACTGTGAAAGAGCCGGTAATTTCTGCACTTCCACTATGTGATCCATCCCATTCTAATCCTGATAGGTTTGATCCATCGCCGTAGTACGTACCTAAAAACTTAGAAGCAGATACTTCAGAATGTATAGTGACACTTCCTTTATTAAAATCTCCTAGAATTAGCGGAGTATTTGATTGACTATTATTAATATACAGTTTACTACTAGTAGCTACAGGTCCGACACCTGCTGGGCCTGCATTAGCTCCGATTATAACATTACTACTTCCTTGAACAAGTAGTCCTGCATTATCTCCTATTGCTGTGTTATCGAAGTGTTTTAAGTTTATGTTATACAATGCCCGGCTACCTATAGCAGTGTTACGATGTCCGTCTTGCAAGCTGTATAATGCTTGGTACCCTACTACTGTATTTAAGTGTCCATTACGCATCCCTATAGCTGAATCTGCACCTACAGCTGTATTTTTTTCTCCTTTTCCAAGAGCTCCAAGGAGGCTGTTTTGTCCGATTGCTGTATTGGACTTACCGCCTATGAATCCTCCGGCAGAAGTTCCTATATACGTAGAGCCTTCACTTGCATAGTAGCCTGAACTGTTACCAATCGAAATTACACTTCCTCTTGCATTTCTTCCTGCTACAGTTCCTATAGCAACTCCTTTAACAGCGGAAGATGCAAGAAAAGCTCCTTCTCCTATTGCAATAGCTGATGCTCCGTAGTTTTTTATAAGAATGTTGGTATCTATAGTAGTATCTCCTTTTAGTTTTATTAATGGAAATGTACCGCTAACTGTAAATGATCCTGTAACTCCTGTCTTACCGTCTACTTCTAAACTTCCTGTTATACGGGCTGAACCTGTATAAGGAAAAGAGTCTGCTGTAATACCTGTTAAGTTACTGCCGTCTCCGTAGAACGACCCAGAGAATATTGAACCAGAGATAGCTTCTACATTAGTGAAGTCTACTATCACATTTGCTCCTGATACTGTGAGAGAGCCGGTTATTTGTGCGTTTCCGTCTAAGGTCCCATCCCATTCAGATGCTACTCCTGTTATCCCTGTTAGGTTTGATCCATCTCCATAATATGAACCACTAAAGTAAGAAGCTGATACTGTAGAGTTAAATACTACTGTGCCTGTACTAAAGTCTCCAAGAATTAAAGGTACATTACTTGCTTGGTTGTTTATATACAGCTTATTACTGTGCGTATGTGAAAAAGTAGGTCCTGAGCTAAATCCTATATAGATGTTCCCAGTTCCTGCGGTTAACGTAGATCCTGCTGATTTACCTAAAGCAACATTTCCTGTTCCGGAAACTAGGTTACTGAATGTCAATTCTCCTATAGATGTAGAATCATTAACCAAGACTGCACTGTATAGTGACTTATGCCCTGCTGCTACGTTGCGATTACCTCCTAATGCCGTACCAGAAGATATTCCTACTAGTACGTTTTTTTCTCCGTCACCACTAGTTAGGTTATCTCCAGCACTAGCTCCTAATATAACATTACCTGAAGCATCTGTAATTGAAACCCTACCTACTACTGTTAGGAGTTTACCTGTTGTGTTAAATTTTAATCCTGACTCTCCCTGTACAGTACCTGTTTGACCAGTTGCAGTGAGTATATTATTATCTAAATTATTTACTATGGTTAAACCTGCAGATGCTGCTCCTAGAGGGACTGTAATGAAATCTGTTTCTGCAGTATCGTAATGTAGGTGTAGAGTAGTTCCACTATCGTGAATAGAACCAGAATAGATAACTGATCTAAAATTATTATCCATCTCAAGATGGGTAAGAGAACTGCCCTTTACTAATCTATATGTTCTATTCGGTATTGCCATTATATATTTTTATTATAAATATCTTTTATATTCTTATTACACTCCTACATAGATTATATATGCTAAAGCATAGAATGGAGGTATTATTGCTTTTGGTGCTACTGTTCCTGTAAAAGTTCCAGTTGGTCTACTTTGAGTAGCGATTTGCATTACGTCTTCTGATGTTGAATTTGTATATCTACTATTCTTACTTGTAGCATACATCCTCCTATCTCCTGAGTAATCACTATCGCCATCGTATCCACCTACTGTACGTATTCCGGTAGTAGAGCTTCCAGATGAAGAACCAGGTCCTCCGACCCTGTCAAAAGTATTTGGATAATTAGTGCTTAGGTTATTGTATACCCTATCATCAGCAAGAAAAAAGTGGTGGTGAGGTGGTATTTGAGTTGTTAAAAGTTTTTCTAAAAGAAGACTTCCAACTGGTTGAAAAGATGTGCTTCCACCTGTATCTGTTGCGCCTGTACCTAAAATTGTTGTAGTTGGAGCTCCACTACTATTACTAGATGCTATTATAAATTTATTAGATAAATTAGGTACAACTACATTGTTTATAGTTCCTACTCCATTTCTACATAACCTCCATCCTACTGGTATAGCATTTGTAGCCCCTGACCACATTATAATTCCTCCTAGTGGTACTGGTGCTGCAACAACTTCTTTAACTAATCCAGTTGAATCTGCAACTAGTGTTTTAGAAATTTCTGTAAAAGGATCGGACTCAGTCGAACTCTTAATAGAAAGTTGCTGTTGTATTGTTAATCCTGTATGTGAAGGTACGTTTGTTCCTATTCCGACTCTACCAGAAGCTTGGAAGGTAGCTACAAGATTTGCATCATCTTCGTCACTCTGAAGTGTAGATATAATATTAAAAGCTTCTTTTCTAACATTGGTGCCATCAAGATTGTTGGTGTTAAGTACCATTAACACACTTCCACCGTTAGTGTTACTAGGGGTGCTTATTTCTATTCCTGCAGGAACTCCACCGTTAGGGAATAACTTTCTATTTCCATATCCGTCAAGCTTGCTAACGAAGGTATTGCTACCTTCTATAGGTTTTAGTATAGAGTGTTGATTTTTAGCTTGACTAGTATGAGTTATTCCTATTCCAGAACTACCCAGTACTGATAGGTTTAGTAAAGGGGTTTTGTTATTAATTCCTGCGTTAATTGTTGAACTCGTGCCAATTCTTTGAAATGTAGCACCGATTTGATCAAAAGGTGTTATAGAGGTAGTTAAGTTTCCTAGTGATATCCGGAAGGAATGAATTGTCTTATCGGTTGTGTCTGGTGTAAATCCGGATGATAAATTGGTTGGTCCAGCGTGTACATACAAGTCATCCCTAGTAGCTGCAGCTTTTTCTATTCTTCCAATTTGCCCTAATAAGTTAGTGTCACCTATCCCTTTATAGAACTCTACACTTGCTTTACTTTGGTCTAATCCGTCATGGTTTACACTTCCTCTTAGTGCTACAGTACCTGAACGATTTGCATCTCCTTGTATGTCTACTCTCTGGTATGGGGTGGTTGTACCTACCCCTAAAGAGTCGCTACTTTTATTAAATACAAATAGCGAATCTGCTCCAAACTCACCATTATCATTAAACTGTATTTGTGTATTATCTCCTGCTACATTAGAATCAGGTACTTCTGATTCAAATACCGGAAAGGATACTTCATGGTACCTTGTTGGTCCGAAATCTACAGTAGTGTCTAAATTATCACTACCGGTGTAGTGTAATCTCAGTTTTAGACCATCTGGTGACTTAGAGCTTGAATAGAAAAATTGGGCTTGGTTTCTATCCATTTCATCATAAGACAAAGCTGATCCTTTGTTTGTTCTAAGTATTATACTCATTCTTTTATTTTTTTAGTGTAATGACGTTAATCCTGTGCGACTCGGTAGTCTTGCGTTTCTCAATGTTACCGACGGTAGGGTTATTAGCCCACTGTCTGCCTGCTCTCATTACTGTTAGCTTTATGTCTCCATAAAGATCGGACTATATCATCAGGTTGTTAATCTGCTGGGCGCTAATTCTGGTTATTAAGGGAAACCATTTTCCCTCCAGTAGTCTCTGAACCTTCTATAAGATGGCTTATAGCTTGGCTGCTGATTGTCTAATCTCTAACATTGTTACGCTTTGGTAGTTAGAGCTCTAAAGAGTTTCCAGCAATTCACCCAGTTTAAATAGGACTTTTACTTAATTTACTTACTCATTAATTAATTTATATTTTAGTTATGTTAAACATTTAACCTAGGGTAGGTACATGCTACGCTACTTGTTAATAAATAGTCTCCTATTATATCCTCAAAAAACTGTTTTGACCTTACTGGTATGCTTCTGTACCCGGTAACTATATTTGTACTACTAGGATTAATTGCATTTGCAGGTGGATTGTAAGTTCCAAAGTCATATGCATAACTAACTATTCCTGCAGGAGTCACAAGCTTACTTACCTTTATGTCTACATAGCATTGATTCTTATTTACATTATTCATATCCTGTAACTCCAATTTAAAGTATCCATTACCGCTTGTAGAGGTATAGTCTCTCGGTATCTGTATGCTCGCAGGGAGTGTCCCTTGAGCATCGTAAGGAAACTTTCTCCTATAAATTCTATAAGATCCGTTGTCGGTAAATCTTCTTTTATCTTTCCTTCTTGGTTTTTTAAAGCTTCTCCTTACACTTTCTCCTGTTTCGTATATTGCATTCTGTACTACAAAGTTATATACACATTCTACTACTGGGGTATTATCTGGTTCTTCTGCTTCTGGTACTGTAGTTACTATGTATCCTTCTGGTAACCTGTTAACGCCAAAGTTCATATCAAACTTAGTAATTATTACCGTATCTGTTTCTGCTGATTTTGGAAGCGGCTGTCCCATTTTACCTACAGCTATTAACTCATTACTATCATTATAAAGTCCTACAGTTGAGATGTAGGGACTAAAAGATGACCCTGATATGTTATTAGCTATTTTACCGTCAATACCTTCTTGTCCAGTTTTGTTTAAAGTGTGGTTAAATTCTCCGCTTTTTAACCTGCAGTGATAATTATGTGTAAATATAGGTAAGGTTGATTTCCACTTCAGTACAGCATCAAAGTAGTGGTTATAGTACATAGCAACTAATGCGTCTGTAATAATTAACTGTCCGTGTGGGTATATTACGTTTCCGACATAGTATCTAGGAAAAGAGTATTTAAAGTACAACCTTCCTTCTCCGTCATCAACTATTTCATTACAGTTTCTTTGGGTTAGTTCTCCGTCGTCTAAGTACTCTCCTCCAGCAGTAATTGATTCATCTACATACCCTGGTTCATTTACAAGATAATCCTCTGTGGGAAGTATACAGGTTACTCCTGTTGAACTAAATATAAAATCTATATTATCTATGTAGAGGTTATCTTCTGTCTGAATTGAGTTAATACCTCCATCCGTAGTATAGTTGTTAATAACGTAATTATCATAACTACCTTCTGCTACTGAACCTGATTTACTGAAGTCTGGTGTTATTGATATGGATAGTGGGTCTATATTTATACCGTACATTTCTTTAGGTAAAGAAAAAACAGCTACCCTATTACTTAGGTGCCTTGATCCGCTTACTTCGTATGATGATTGTAAATAATTTTCGTAGGAGGATGAAGTAGTCATTACTGAGCCACTAAAGCTACTGTAGTACAGGTGTAGGTTACTTTCGTAAACTAATCTTTTATTATAAGATGTTCTTCCGGAATTGGTAACATTACCGCCGTAAGTTATGTCCGAGTCGTTTGGAATATATACTCCAGACCCGGATAACCCTACGATATTTTGTATACCTAGGTCCCTGTATTGACTACCACTTGCTATCCACGATTTGCGGGCAGTGTAGGTAGTTATATACGCATCTTGTTGATTTAGTTTTTTGTAAGCACTCATTCATTAATAATCAAGTTTAATCCTAATAAGAGCTTCTTTTGTGAAATCTTTAAGAAGTGGTCTTGAAAGCTTGGCAACACCAAGTAAATCGTTATTATCGTTATACATCCCTACTGTTGTTATGTATGCTTGTGGAGTATTAATCATAATATTATGTCTTAATTCTCCTGAGCTAGTAATATTTGATGGATTAGTTGTATAATTAAATTCACTGTTCCGTACTCTAACAAACACATAGTTAGATGATATTGTCTCTTCTGATTGAAGTGAAGAGCTAGCTCCTAACTGTATTGCGTTGTAGAAGCTTTCTAAGTTAGAAATTCCTGAGCCATCTTCAAGGTCGTTGTGGGCTAGTCCAAAACCTCCATCTTGTAGTGCTTTTCCGTTTAAGACTACTATCCCAACGTCTGGAAGAAATTTTCCGTAACTTCCATAATTAGTTGAAAATCCTGTTCCAGTTGTTGCTTTGCCGTCTTTTCCTTCTACAATATCGTATACTCTTCCTGCATCTACGTACGATACTGTTATTAAGTCTCTACTATTATCAGTCAACTCTAAGGTCTGGCCGGTTCTTGCGAGTTTTAAATTAAAAGATCCGGGTAAAAGCTTTTCTTTATACCTTGCTCTATCTAAAGTAATTACGTATATATCAGAAGATGCTGCGGAACCGAATATAAAATCTGTCTCTTCGTCTCCAAAAATTAGATTTCTATACTGACCGTAAATCGTAGATGTAGCTGATTTACCGGGTACAGATTGGGCTGCTGTAGTATATGGTGCAGCTCCTTTTCCGTCCTTATGTCCGTATGCTATTGCAAATTGTACGTTTGCTGGAACTGTTAAGTTTGCAGGATTATTTTCATAAACTTCGTAGTAGTATTTTCCTGTGTTTGAAGCTACTTGGCCTGAAGCTGTAAAAAAAGTTTTCAAGTCCTTTGTATCTGTTGACCATAGTGGTGCTACTACTGATTCTGCACTTATAGAAATATCTTCTGGGTCTAATCTTTTAAATGACATATCTTATTAGTTGTTTACTTTTACAATTGTTAATGGTACTGTTACTCTAGCTCCTGAATCTCTTCCAATTACTGTAAGTGTTGTTTGAAGTGAAACTTGACCTGCAAATAAAGTATTAATTGTAGTTCCTGTTACGTTTATCGACGTACCTATCACTGTCTTAGATACATTAGTACCTAGTGTAGTAGTTGAGTTAAGTCTTTCTGCTTCTGGTGTGTTTATTCCTACACCGTTATAGGTCTGCAATACTCTAGCATCAGCAATCGTGACTACATATCCTCCAGCTTCAAAGGTTTGGGATGAACCTAAGTAGTTTAGTGTTTGTGGAGTAATTGCTAAAGAAGCTCCTTGCTTCAATCTTATTGCTGTATACCCTATATCCAGTATCGGTAACTTAGCTGTTCCTCTTGGTAGTGTGGTTAGCTTATATTTCATTATCTGAGTTTCATCAGGAAATGCTTCTAGTAGTGGTAAGTTTTCTATTGCTTGGCCGTAGTAAGCTGAACCTAGTGGATGACTCGGATTATAGAGTGTATAATCAATCTCATCGTCTGATAAGGCGAATTGTGTTATTTTAAAAGATCCGTCTCCTCTTGCTAGAAGTTCTCTTCCTTTTTTTGTCAATATAGCATCGACAGTTACTATTGAATTATCTAAATATCCCATGTTCTATTTGTTGTATATAATATAAATATCTATTATTAATGTTTTATTGGTTTACTCCTTTTTTATCTTTATGGATTAGAATCGACGTAGTTTATAAATACTGGGCAGAAACTAGATGAAGTAAGTAGACCTGCTTTATTTGTCTCTATTATAGAGTTGTTACCTTCTACGTATATTCTTGAATTACCTACACTATTTAGTCTACTTTGCCCTGTCGTATCTAATGTATATACAACATATTCTTCAAGTTTATATATTTTCGACTGTGTAGAGTAGTCGTAGTAGTTGCCACTGTTTTGACTTGGAATTCGTGTTCTATATACATCTCTCTCTACTACTGTAGAACTTGCAAGGGAGGAGATAACTCTCATATATTCTTCACCGAATGTAGGTGGGGTCGTTAGGGTTATTATATCGCCTGGGTATAGGGCGTTTGCAAGAGGTATAGTGCTATGGTATAATGTGGTTGCTCCAGCTGCTACTGTTACTGTGTCGTCTTGAATGTTTCCACCGTCTAGGTTTGTATTCAGAGCGGTTATCTCTACCGGTACTGGTGGATCTCCTACTGGTTCTCCTGCACTAATCAAGAATTTAGGTAGCTGTGTATTGCCGTCGTGGAAAAATTCTTGTTGTATTCTATTATCTGATTGACATATATAATCTGTTGTTGCGTCTTTAGAGAAGGATTCTCCTTTAAAGCTTCGACCTGAAAGTGCAGGTGATATTCCTGCGTTATCATCAGGATCTGTTTTTGAACCTCTGTACCTAGCTCTTGACCATCCAGTATCGTTATAAGTTGAATCCTGTACCTGTGCTTTATCAGCAGTTTCGTTTAGGAGTGCTTCAATATTAGAAGGAAGTACACCGGTTGATTCAAGATTAGTAGAACCTCCAGATCTATCTGATTGCATTAATACTGTGGATTCTCTCTGTTCGGATGCATTACTAAATAAAGTGTTTGCGTCGCTAAATGCAAAGTCTAATTCTGCCAGGTAGGGTGTAAATGTTACATTTTCTATAGATAATCCGGTGTCTCCGATTGTAGCGTCAAATATATTAGTTATATAAATTGGGTCTATTGTGAAGTAGTAGAAGGCATGGTTTGTTGAATAGAATGTAGTTGTGTTTATGTTTAGTACGTACTCATCACCGTGAAAAGTAAATTGTATATTCTCTACTTGCTGTAGTACGGTTTCTATTGACGTATAGCCTGCTTGTGTATTCCCATCTATAGAGTATGCGTTTACGTGTACTATTGCACTTACGATAACCCCGCTTGATGAGTTCTCGTTGACTGGGTTAACGTTTAAGTGTAACCTACCTGGTATGTTCAGTATATTGTTACCTATTTGTGAATGTAGTGCTATAAATGTAGACTCTGTCATTTATTTTCTGTTTATTTATTTATTATGGACAGTATATGTAATTACTATTAGGACCTTCACTGTAATCACATTCCTGTAGTACACTCCAATACGCTGAGTTAGATTGATTTACGTTGTAGTTCCAGAATGCGAATTTATCACCTACATGATAATAACCTTGTGGTGCCGGTATGCCCTGGTATACGGTCGTTGGATGTGCTTCCCATATTGAATTATTTGGGGTGAACCCTAGCTGGGTACTCTCAAAAACGTCCGCTAGTGTAAGGCTGTTTTCTACCCAGATACTTGCGTTATTAACACTACAGCAAATACTATTTCCTCCATTACCGCTTGTGTTTAAGGTATGGTGTACTTGGTTATCATAGTAATATACGGATGGTTCTTGGTGCTGCTGTGTTCTCTCTATCCTGTATAGATTATTAGATACCACACTACATCCGCCTGGATTGCTAGCTTCAAACTGAATTCTAATGAAATTCCATCTATAGGATTGCAGGTTGTTTGTTATATGGGAGTCAATGTTAGAAAAAGTATTTTCATAAGTCTCTGGTGATGGTCCGGTAGCTTCTACAACTGGACTTGCTTCTTGATACCCCTGGGTACCTAGTATCTCGCTAAGCTGACTGTGAGGTATTGGCAAGGCTATATCTACCCAGGGACCGAATCTATTGGCTTCAAAATCTGGTAATTGACCTCCTATGGTAACATGAGTGTTATCCCAGAGTAATCTAAATTTATATGTAGTTGTGGTGCCTAGCTGACCATTATCATTGGTTCCTCCAAAGGTGTACGGTACTTGTATGTATGGAGGAATACCATTAAAGCTGAATGGTTGGTTTGTAGCAATTATTTCACAGGTACTAAAGGTAAATTGTGCGGTTACTACACATCCTAGTGGATCGTTTATGTCTTTTACAGATAGCGTTATACTGCTTTGGTCTGTGTAGTCGGTAGTACCAATTTGATGGCTACTTGGATTGTCTATAACTATTCCTCCAAGTGTGTATTCTAATTCTGTGTTCTCTCCTGTATTAACTCCTGCTTCAAAATTATAAGCAACTCCAGCTGTTAAAGTTGGAGGTAATCCAATACTTCCAATGTACTCTAAGTCACACTTTACTATAACAACAGTTCTTGTCTTACTACAATCCTCTACTTCTGAATGGTAAGCGAATACTGTTATCTCCTCGTACTGCTCGGCTCCATTTGCAGTAAAGTCGTAGTAGACTTGTTGATTAAGTACATTTGTTGTCTGTCCATTTTGTGTAACGGTATAATCGATAATCGCAGATGCATTTTGAAATAATGAGCTTAAGTTAAATTGAGCGGCAATAGGGGATTGCGTATTAGGGAGCTCTGGGTTAAGTGGGAATGGATCTAATTCGGTATCATTAAATAAGCATACATCACTTGGTGGATCTTTATGTATAATTATTCCGTACTTAACTATAGGGTACTTTAAGTTCTTAAATGGATTATCTCTGTTTAGTTCTCCGTTTGAAACTCTTATTAACGCTCTATGTAGCTCACCGTTAAATTTAGGTTCTTCATGTGTTTTATCAAGTTTGAGTCTGCGTCCTAGAGGAGTTTGTGTTATTGTCTGCGTCTTAGTTGATGATTCTCTACTAAACAAAGTACCAGCAGAACCTGCTCCGGTATTTTGATATGCTCCTGCATTAGACCCGGATATAAAAGCTGTATTTATTGAACCGCTATACTCTGGCCTGGTCCATGTCATTACTGGAGATTTAGCATGGTACCTTTCTAAAAGGTGTGGTTTAATTATAATTCCTGTATCAGCAACTGTTCTTGCAGGTACAAAATCTTTAACCATCCTAAATACAACATTATCAAAGAACTTTATTAACCTAACAAAGTCTTTTAGGTCGTATGAATCTGCATTTTCGAATACAATCTTTGAATACTTGACTAAGTCCGGGTATATGTTGCTAGTATATCCTCTAGGATCCCCAATGTAGTCGTCGATATTAAAAGCATCGTTTGGAAAGAGTACTGCTGATTGAGAGACAATGTAGGAATCCATATTATCTGAAGGAGAAAAACCTACCTCTATCCTATGTAAATCCTGTGTATATTTACTGTCTCCTCTAGTTATTCCTGTATAGTATGATAATGTACTACCCTCTACTAAACTCCCTGTGTTATCCAGTCTTACCTTATCTATTGAACCAGTCCAAGCCTGTTCTCCTCCGTAAAACGGTAGGTTAGTTGTTGACTGTCCGCCGTATATTTTAATTTTTAAAATATCAGATGGTATCCCGAAACAGTTTATTAATGCTCTTAATCCTCTCTCTGTACCTTTACTTTTTAGTAATATAGGGAGGTTATGGTAAATCCTTTTATTAATCTCTTTTTGATAATCATTTTGGGATAGTGGCTGTTCACCTGAAGTTATAATACCTCCTGGAAGGTATTCATCCGGGGCATCGTAAGAATTTACAACAAAGTACTTAAATAAATCTTCTGCTGATTTATTACTTGTGTATAGCTTTAGTCCAAAGTTTTTAAGTAGTTCTTCAACTAAGTCTTTAGACACCCCTCTATTTAGCCTATTATCAGCATCGTACTTTTTTGAAACAGCATCTGTGTATGTCCATAAATTATCAAAATGTTGACCAATCATATTGATAAATAAGTTATAAGGGTCGTTACTACCATCCTCTTTTAGGTACGATGGAATAGTGTTAGTAAGTATGTTGACGTTTTGAGCATCATATAGTACTGCTTCTTGAATTTTACTGCCGTACCATGTTACTGAGTCTGTAGAGTTAGATTGCTGGTTAGTATATGGCTTTGTAGTGTTTGACTTAGGCCATGAATTAGAACCGCTTTCGTAGTATAAGCTTCTTTCATAGTGGTCGAAATTGTTAACTACTCCATCAAGTAAGTTCTCATAGTATTGTCTACTTCCAGAGATACCGGAAGAATTATACGAAACACCTGTTGTATTTATTACATTTAAATTAACTTGATATGATTCTAGTAATTCTACCTTATACTTAAAGTTACGTAACCTCTCCTCAATTGAAGAGAAATTAATAAAGTTACTAAATTCTGAGTAGTCTATTCCTAGTTCTGCTCCTTTTTCATTAAAAAGGGAATTTAGTTCTCTATTACTATTGTTATTAGGAAAGCTAAATAATTCGTTATAGTTGAAGTATTCTGAAGGTTCTGTTGATTGTTCTCCTACCCCCACATTAAAATTTGCTCCTCTTAAAGTAGGTATAGAAGGCTTCTGTTCTTCTATTATTGAATTAATTTCGTATGCTAGTGAATCAGATACTTTTTCTATTACCGAAAAGGTACTGTAGATTTCAACTGAGGTTTTTAAAGGTTCTGCTAACTTAACTACTATGGCTGTTGTACCTCTAAAATCCCTACTTCCTATATTAACTATAGGGTGAAATTCATTAGTGCTACTGTATAAATGTATATCTAAGTTGTAAGTAGAATTTTCTAATCTGTTTTCTAATCGATTAGCTAGTACACCTACATCTATCGCTCCTAGACTAACAGGAATTAGCCGTAACTCTGTTCTATCAGCAGATAAACTTTCTAAAGAAAACGTTGAATTAGTATCCTGTACTCTAAATGAGTTTCTTAAAAAGTGGTAAAGAGCTTTTACTTCCGAATTGTCATTATAGTATAACTTATAGTCTTCTAATGGATCTATTGATATTTCTGAGTTACCTTTTACCGATGTTCTTGAATCTCCGGATAGTACGCTATACTTAGTATAGTTGTTAATAGATAGTAGTTTAGTATTATCTAACGTATAGTAAGCAAGTTCTATGAAATCTTCGTTGGGGATAAAGGTACTGGGTATAGTAACCTCATCTAAATAGCTTTTTAAATTCTCATCAGAGATGATATCTAATTTTAATAGACTATCTGGGTTTATCTGGAATATGTCGTATTTTACGTTTACCATAATTTATAGTTGATTTTGTAAATCAAATATCTGTTGATTAGCATCTAAAAGTTGTTCTCTAAGTTGAGTAATTTCATCTAACAGAGGCTGTAAGTCATCTGTGTTTTTATCAAACTCAGCAATTTCTGAGCTTCTTTCCAATATGAATTCATGTGAATTTACTTCCCCTTCTATTGGAATAGAGTAGAATAATTTATCGTACAGTCTAAAAAATTCCTCTACGGTTTCTGTATCTACTTCTGGTGTTTCTTCCTTGAATGTATTAAATTCAACATCTAATGATGAACGAATTTGTGACCTCTTGTAGGACTGTCTCTGTACCCTAACCCTCTCTTTAGCCATTACGAACAATTTTAAATATATTACGATTATCGGCAACGACGTTGCTTCCTTTAACTTCTGTTTTTACCAATATACGATAAAATCTCTCAGGTTGCAACCCATCCATGTAAATATCAAAGAATGAACCTTCTGGGTCACAGCTAATTTTAGTAAAGTCTGTACTGAAGTCAACCACCATTTCTTCGGTATTTTCATCTCTCAGTCCCCAGTATGATGCTGAAGGTAGAACGTAGTTATCTAGGTATACTGATGCTGTTGTAAATCTCCTTGCCGGGTATTGAGGTTTAGCTGTTACCCTAAATCTCTGTTTACCTTCGTCTACATATTCACCTTTATTATTTTTTATGTCTATTACTGACATATCTGTGTCAAGTACGGATAAAGTCCCTTGATCGTATACCCTATCATCCCAGCCGAATTCTAATACCGGTGGGTATATTGTGTTTGTGTCTTTACCGAAGTACTTTAATTTAATTGATGATGCAGTACTATGTTCTAGGTCGTTTTGTAATTTTACTATAAATCCTTTATTGCTCAGAGTACCTCCGTATATCTGTTTTATAGCAGGAGTTACATTTATATCCATATCATGAGTTGATGACATACTATGAGATTGGAAAAATTCCATTGACTCTGCATTTGATGCTGTATACCAGTTCCCTCCACCTTGTTTACCGTCTATGTAAGAAGCAGTTGTGAATGGAGAAAACCCAGATGTGTTCCAGGCTGCTTCAAGATTTGATTTTCTATACGTCCAATTTGCACCAGAGGTATTAATAGGTATATCTCCGAATTTACCAGTACCGTTATCCCAATCAGAAGAACCGTTGGTATGTATCGGATAAGCGTATAGCGTGTACTCTGTTGGCAATTCTGTTGCACTAGCTAGATACATTTTTAAACTAGAACTCATCGAGTTAAGTGCGGATGGAGTTACTTTGTTTAGTATCACATTTTGTATCTCTTCATCAGAGAATTTAGTTAAAATACGATTGGCTTGTCCTGTACTGTCTAAAGTACCGGGGTATCCTCCTATCTCTATAATTTCATCTTTACCGGCGTTACTTGTTAGTTGCTCGGTATATATAAATGTGTCTTTCTCTGGAAATATTCTGTAAATTGCCATATTATAATACTGTTGTTCTTCCTTTTATATCTTGATTTGGAAATTTTAATTCAAATATCATTGTATCATAAGAGGGGTACACTATGTTATTCCTTGTAGCTCCCTTCATGTCGTATGCATACTCTGAGTAATTACCTCCCTGTTTGTTTATTATTTCTACTTTACTTACTGTCTGTACTCCTGTTACTTTATCTAATAAGCTGTATATTGTTGATATATTTACAGGTTGGTTTATGTTCCATTTAGTAATTTTAAAAAAGTCTTGAACCTGTTTATTACAATTAAGAAGTACATCCCTGCTGTTAAAGTTAGGTCTTACCAGTATGTCAAAATTTATACCAATATTTACTACAAATGCATCCTTAATGTTAAGGGCGTCTGTTAAAGGCATATAGTATGCCATATACGTCTTTAGGTTGTTTTTTAAACTTTCTGAAGCATTAATTAGGTTTCTATTATTATCAAAAGCTAATACGTACATCGATAACGCAAGTGGATTATTATCTATAATTGAATCTGTTGGAGATTTAGTACTACTTAGTTCATCATGTGTCATAAATGCCTTTCCTATAGTCCCAAATTTTGGGTCTAAAGAAAGAGCTCTAACTGTGTAATCTTGAAGAGTAACTGCTCTTTTCTGTTCTGAAAATGCTCTTAAGGTGTTTTGCCTTATTTCTTCTATAGTATCACCATCTTTACCGCCTGATGCAGGTGCAGGATTGTTAAAAGCTATAGTATTTTCGTAGGTATTATCGCTACCTGGGGAAGTAATAGTTGCGTTATACCCTGTTAGTGTATTTGCAGGAACGTTAGATTCTATTCCTCCTCCAACTAAGTAACGTATAGTTAAGGTAGTATTAGAAGGGGCAAGTCCATAGGTACTAGTGTATAAGAAATTGGAAGGGTCAAATGCTTTGTCTAGAGTGCTTATCCCCTGTAGTGTTCCCATCCCTACATTCGTCGGATCAGGAGTAAACGTATCGTCATCAGCACCTACTGTACCTGCTCCAAATTGGACTATTAGCTGTCCTTTAGAATTAAACCTTGTAACAAATCTCTTAGGGACTTTTTGTACTAAAATAGTATTAGGTACCTTATCTACATCTGAGCTTATGTTTGTATTTTCTACAAAAACGGTATCCTGTCCTAAAAAAGGAACTTCATACCACTTATTATTGCTTGAGCTAGAATTATCTATAATATCTAATACTCCTATAATATTAGTATCTTCTATAGTTAATGTATTGAATTTTTCAGCAGTAGAGTATGTTTCTGATACAGTTTTTACTGTCCCGGAAAAAGCTTTTATTTTTTTACTTAAAGTAAACTCTGATGGTATTCCTCCGGTAAGTTGGCTGATTACTATATCAGTAGGATCATAGGAACTAGAATAACTGAAGTCTATTTTATTCTCAATAAAAAAGTTTGCTCTTCCTTTTGATGTAGATGTTACAGTAGCATTTTCATTTACTACAAGAGCTTGGTTCCAATTAGGTTGATTTGTTGTAGGATTAGCACCTATATTTTGAGATACTGTCAGTTCCACTTCAGAAGCATTGGTAACTTTAGGCCTATATCCCATCATATATGCCATTGAGTACAGGTTACCTGGTTCTTTAGCGTATTGTAAGAAGGTTTCTTGAAGTTGGGTGTCTTGGTAGAATGATAGAATATCTCCTACGTAAGCAGCCATTTCTATAAACATCATTCCTGGTGATGTAGGGGAGAAGTCGTTATAAGAATCGGGGAAGTAGTTTTTTGCAAACTCTACTAACTCCTGCTTATAGTCTGAAAACTCTCTTGATACGTATTTTATATCTCTTATTTCTGCCATTATTGTTCAAAATTTATTACTACCTCGTCTTGTATATTTGTATTTTGGATAGTGTACTTAAGTGATAATGTAACTGTATTTGAATCTGGTGTTCCAATAACTTTAAAATCGTTAGGAATTACAGTTGGGAAGTACTCTGATAATCCCACTCTTACTGTACTCTTAACCCTATCCACCATGCTCTGGTTTATATTTTCAAACATTAAGTTTCTTATTATAGTACCGAAACTTGGATTCATGTACCTTTCTCCTTGACCAGTCAAAAAGTAATTAATTATATTTGTCTTAATAGCATCTTTAGTCATGTATGTAGAATTAAATACAGCAGCACCAGATAGAGGTAGTGATACCCCGATTGCTTTCCTTGGTTGTAAATCTAATGGATTAATTCTCCTACTGTTAAATGCCATATCTATGCTGTTCCTTGTTTTTGTTTATCTTTTTCTATTGACTTATTGTAAACTGTTCCTGCTTTCTGAACAAAATCAAACTGAGATATATCTAAGCCTGGAGCATTACCTGCAGATTGTGTCATTCCCATTTGATTAGCCATAGATGAAGCAAAATTTGGTTTCTTAACCATATCAGATGTTCCTGCGTATATGTTTTTATATTCGCTAGATGTCATAGTTGCTTTTGTCTGTTCTAACATTTCCATTAAAGGATTGGTAGATGAAGGAACTTGTTTTTTTACTTGAATAGTCTTAGCTGGAGCAGCAACCGTAGTTGATGGTGTACTTGCAGCTCTTACTGCTTCGTTCATTACTTCTTGTAACTCCTCCTTGACAGCAGATCTGACTTCTTCTCGTATAATATTTCTTAAGTGATCGAGTTTCATAATTATAAATAGTTAGTTTATGGAAGTTGGTTATTAATTCTAAATTTTAATTCTTCTATGAGTACTGTTGTATCAGCACTGAATGATGGTTGACCTCTAAGTATTATTACGCCTATGTTGTCTTTAGCAACAGCTAACCTTCTTGGAATAGGTCCGTCTCCTTGCATATCTTCAATAATCGCGATTTCGTATACCTTCCCTGATTCGGAATTAAATAGGTAACTATCGTCTGGTGTTCCTTCTGAACCTGTATTTTCCAGTGGTTGTACTTTACTTAAAAGTTCTTTTAATGCTTTTTTCTCTTCATCCGATATAGTACCGGAAGATAGAGCGTCTAAACACTTTTCTGATCTAGTATTTACGGTAGAGAGTAGCTCTTTTATGTTATTTAAGCTTGGACTTACTCCTGCTACCAGAGATTCAATAGAAGATACGTCTCCATCTAGATTTTCCAGTAATCTACGTACATTGTATAGTTTATCAGCTTGCGATGTTATACTTCCTGTTGTTTTTGCAGAGATAAGTCCTCCGAAATCACTTGGAGGTATTCCGATAGCTACCGGTGTTGGATTAACTTTTAACAGTGTAAGAAGAGCTTTTGCTGATCTAATTGCTCTTTTTAAGTTTTTAGCTAATTTTAGAAACTTATTAGATCTTTTTTGAAATTTATTTACACTAGATAGTAGAGCATTCTTTGTATTTATTACAGCGATTAATGAGTTTGCTTCAGGGCATTGGTTTGAAAATTTCCCTAACATTTTATTAGCTTCCAGTTGAATCCTGGCTTCTAATTCTCCTTCTATTTTACCTAACTGTCCTGCTACAATAGCTGATATTTGAGATGTTAGTGCCATTATTCTGTAAATACTTTTTTAGACTTCAACTGTGATGGTCCTGAGGGGTTTATTAAGTTTCTTAACTGCCTTATTACCGGCTGTGCTTGTGTTCCTCTTTTATTAATACTAGGAATGGGGTGACCTTTAATAGTCTTAGCTACTGCCATATCCTTAGCCATACCTTGAAGGAGGTTTAAAACGTTTTGTAAAAATGCTTCTGTCTGATTTCCTAGCATAACAGGTTCTTTATTTCCTTCAGGTGATGTTCTAGCTTTAGAACCGAGGTATATTGCTGGAGCATCTAGACAAAGGTAGGAGGAACCGTCTATGTTTATAGAGCCTTCTGTGTTTAGTCCTATAGCTTTAATGCTTGATAGTTGAATATCGTCTTGTTTTGCATTGAGGTACAGTCTTCCGGCATTTAATAGTATCTGATTCCCTTTAAATTGGTCAGATTTTGTTGGGTTCTCGTCATAGGTATCTCTTTTCTCACTTGCAGGAGTTAGCGGTATTTGGTGATTAGAAACTAAGTATATGGAGCAGTCATCTTCATCTATGTTCTCTCCTAGTGTAGTAAATCCTTCTTCTGTATCTGATTGACCGTTGCTTATTATCGTAACCGGGGAGCCTATGTTCTCGTCATCAATCCAGGGGTTACCTGTTCCTTTACCTCCTGTAAATCTGATAGACTGGCCTTGTCTACCTTCTATCTGAATATCTCCTGGTGTAGATCTTATTGGGTTAACTTTACTTAATTCCTTAAAGTTACCGTTTGAGGTCATATCTATGTCCGGGTTACTCCCTAAATCGGGGTATGCTCCAGAGTTAGCATTATTAAATGTATTTACTATTCCGGTGTAGTACTTAGTGTTAGGCTTCTCTGAGCCAAGTAGGGATAAGTTTGGCATTGAAGAAACTTGAACTATTTCTCCTACAATTGGGATTGTTTTAATATGAGCACTGCTCTGTATAGCAAATGGTAGAGCATTAGGAGTCACTTCTTTTTGACTTTTTCCTAATGGTTTATAGAATACTCCGTTTATTGACATACCACCTCCTTTGTTTTTATACTCTGGGTGGTCTTCGTCCAAAATTATATCAACAACTCTTCCAAACACTTTTGGAGTAGTAGTAGTAGAATTACTTCCTCCTCCAGAGGGTGATCTTAAACTATTTAATGAAGTATTAAATCCCATTACTTTTCCTTATCTTCTTCTGGTTTAACTTCTAACTCCTGCTTAACTTCTTCTTGGTCCTCTAATAAATCTTGTAGATCTGAAAAGTCGAACATGTCTCCGTCTCCTCCTTTAGATTGAATAGCTTCTAACCTCTGTATTACTGTTGCCAGTTTTATAAGGTGTTCATCATTTTTTACACCTATCTCCATATACTCTTTAATCATAGGGACAAGTAGAGTTGCATCTCCTATATTCTCAATTAGAGGTTTCAGTTCTCCGATCAATCCTTTTACTTGAGATTTAGTCTCTCTTGAGTTAGTGTAAATCTCTTCAAAAAGGTCAGATAGCTTTTTTCCGTTAAATATTTCTTTATCCGAATCCATATCTTTTATAATAAATAGATTACATATCCTTTATTACGATTCTCCCTTTTTCGTGGTACTTATAGTATATGCTATAAAAGTCATCCTTGAGTATCGATATCACCTTGGTTAAGTGAGGGGTCTCGCAATCGGTCATCTCCCTAATGTAGATGTATAGAGCTTTCTTTTTAAAAATGTCTAAATCATTTCTAGTCTTAAAAATGGTTAGAACTGCATCTGCAATTCTTTTCTCACTGTCTTTATTAAACAGAACATCCATTTTATCGTAAGCTTTCTCGACCCACATATCTAAAAACTGACTTAAGGTTATTCCTCCGGGTAGTTTAACATTCATACTACCTTCAAAAGATTCTTCCATATCATCGAAAGAGCCTATCTGCTTAAGCTTTTTATAATTTTTGTTGTTGTAGTTTATTAACCACCTCTTTACTATTGTACCAAAATAAGAATATGCTTTTGCTCCATAATCAGGATCAAATTTCATAATCTTCTCCTCCAATAGCATTGAAACAACCTCATGTTTAAGATCTTCTATACTTTCTACATCTGTATAGTAAAATTTAAAGGTATGTATTATGTTTTCTGCTAACTTATAAAAAGGAAGGTAAATGTGGTCTGTGAATATCTTAGCTCTATATTCTGTATCTACCGATACATTATATTTTTTTATATATTCTTCTGTTTCTGAAGTAAAGTAATTAGCTTTTGCTTTCTTTCTTGCCATAGTTTTCTGGGAGCATGTAGTGGTTTAGTTCTTCTTGCACTTTTTTTAGTTGTTCAAAAAAATAACCGACCTCATCATCCGACTTGAAAACTTCTCGTTCGTCAAGACTTTTTAGGTGCTTTTGTGAATCTGTAATAAGATTAGATATATTCTGTAAGTAGCCTGTCTGATTCACAGTGACATCTTCGTAATTTTCTACTTTAATAAGTAGGTTACGTAGGGCAACCCCTAGTATTAATACTAATATAGAAAGAATTATTATAGTTACCAACATATTTTATAAGTTTTTAAGCATTTTAGATAAGCCTTCGGAAGAATTTACCTTTCTACCTGTAGAAGCTGATGTTTTTTTAACTCTAGAAGATGTATTTCCTCCGTTAGCTTTCCATATATCATACTCTACCTTAGAAGCTAAAAAGTCTGCTGTATGGAGAATAGATATTATAGATGTTTTCTGTCTAGACGACTCAACGTTACTGAAGAAGTAGGATTCGTTTGCTTTATCAAATACTCCGTCATGACATCTTATAGCTAAAAATTCCTTCTGGTCTACTTTAATACCGAATTTCTGAAGTATAAAGAGAGAACGGTCAGGAATAAGCATAAAATCTAACTCAGGGTTATAAGTATACATTTCAGATAGCTTATCCTGTCTCCATTTATCTGTTTGTGGTATATAGTTAGGCCTATCTCCATCACCAATTTTTCCTAAGTCGTGAAAGAGAGCAGCAAATACAAGTTGTTCATCAGTAAAATCAACTAATCCTCCCATACTTGCATATAAACTCTTCTGTTTTAATGCAAACTCAATAACTCTATTGACATGATCTACGTATCCACCGGGAAATGCATTATGATACCAAGTTTTACCACTAGCAGGAGACATAACATAGTTATCTCCTAACTTGGTAAGCATAGTATGTACTAACTCTTTACGGCTATCCTCAATATAGTTATCAACTATCCTAAGGTGTTTATCGTAATTTTTTGCTATCTGCTCTGCTGTTAACATATTATTCTTGTATTTCTCTATTAAGTAATGTGTTTATATCGGATATTAAAGATGAAACCTCTGTTAAGCATGTGTAAGAAGAGGCTTTATCATTTGAACGTAATGTATATTTTAATTTAGATAATTGCAACTCTATTGTATCTAACTTACTACTTATTGATTGTTTAGATCTCATATAATATTTATTTAATAATTATTTTAATTTAATATATTACTTTTTTAATTTAATATAATACCTTTTTAACTTCCTTTATCTTAATAATAATACCAAGGTATATAAAAAAATTCGAACAGACAACTATTCTACAATAAATTTTTCAACAAAATATTGAGAAGCTGATTTTGAGCCGCCGTCCCAATATATTTCTGCTCTAATCACTATAGTATCTCCTATAAATTCATTAGGAACAGGACCTACAATCCTTTTTCCCCACTTTCTTCCTCCAATAGTAGGTTGGTACTCTGAATTATCTGGAGAGTTATTGAGATAGATGGTAGTTTCTTGTACAATGTCAACTTGTACTCCATTGCTCATAACCCAAAAACTACTCGACTCAAAAGCAGCCTGTACAACTCCCATATCATTGTAGTAGTAAAACGGATCAACGTCATCAGCTTCTACAAAGATATCAAACCTAGGTAGATAATCACCTTCAAAGTTTAAGTCTACATGGTAATACCCGTTACTGTCCTTTGGATACGGAATAGATAACATACCATCACAAAAGCCATCTTGACATAAGGAGGGACGAATATCTTCTTCGGTACAAGACATAGTAATAGTAAGGGTAATTAGTAAAAGTAATTTAGAATATTTCATAACCGTTTTATTTATAGTATTAATATAAGAAAATATATGGTAGTAACCAACTTTTTTTAAAGAAAAAGGGCAGGTGGGTGTAAATTAAGAGCAAAGAGCGAAGCTCGCCGCGCAGACGCGCGAAGTTGCCCCGAGAAATATTCTAATAATACCTTCCCACCATCTCTCTCAACACTCTTTCCAGATTAGATCTAACTATATCAGCTTTATCCGACATTGCAGTAGATTCAATAGATCTTATATCTACACGGGGATCGGTAAGACTTATATAAGCCCAGAACGTATACCCCTCCTCCATACTAATGTAATACCTACTGGGTTTACCTGATGGGTATACAACGCAATTGGGATACTGATGCTGGAGTTTATCTACAAAGGTAGCTTTTATGGCTGAGTATATAGATGACTTTGATTGTAACATGACTTATCTTTTAAGTTTATTAATCTAAATCTTCCTGTTCTCCTTTAAAAGTATTTACCAAAGTTGTGATGGTAGTAGGCCATAGTATAGTACAGGCAAGTATCTCTACACCGCTTAAGAAAGGTCTATGGAATGTCCATAGGGTAATATTTAAAATAATTGATAGGATAAACCCTACTGAACCGTAGAATAATAGAAAATTTAACATAATGTATAGTATAACCGTTTTATATACTTAATATACGAAATTAAATTAAAGTTTGCAACTTTTTATTAAGTAAAAGGTCGGTGTATTCCTTTATTTTAGCACATTCTTCATAGTACTCTATACCCTCAAAGAAAACCAAAATATCATTCATAGCATTGATAGCTCTATCTAACTCATAATCCGCACCTATTGAGTAGGTAACTTGCATCTCCAACGGGGTGACTCTGTCTAAGTATCTACATAGTTTGGTAAAGTACTTAAGCTTTATCTTATCTCGCACTCTGCCATAATCTTTCTCATGCTTTACCATATACATCTGGTCTATCATATAGAAGTTTTCTACTCCTGTAACAACCATTCCTATTAAAACATAGGGGTTATCTAAAAGGTCTTCTACATCATTCTCTCTATATACTTCTTCATCTCCTTTCTCAAAGATCGAAAATAAAGTATGTGGGTTTAATTTCTGCACTATCTAGTAGGTTTAACAATAAATAGTTCATATCTTAATAATATACAAAGCACCCTGAAGCTACCAGTACTGTAAGTACGTCTATATATAGCCTCCATAGTATAGGTCCAAAAGAATACTAAAAGGTCATTGACATATTAGAAACACCCCTATATAGCAAAAAAATTGCAAAATTATTTTTTACGTATCTCTTGTCTATTAACCAAAAAGTTCTTATATTAAATATATAAACAAAAAACGGTTATGTTATGAAAAAAGAAATCAAAGGCATTATTTACGTACTGGCAATACTTTTACAATTCTATGTAGGGGTTACCTTAATAGCAACACCGGAGAGAGGTAACTGGACACACTTTATGGTAGTAGTATTCATTAGCATACCTATGATAATTATTTCGATTAAAGACGCTAAAGATACTTAATATATACATATATACCCCCTATATACTCAAAATCTATGAGAGATATACTACATGGTATGGCTGTCACTACGGCCGTCACGACGCTATAGGGAACAATACTGTCAGTGTTATATAAGCCTTAGGTCATACTGCCGTCTAGGTGGTATAAGGAATCCGGCACTTGGCCGGACTCACTTCTTGTTATGATATATATACTCTATACTAACTCCTCTTGACTTATATACTCTACCATATCATCATACCTTATCTTATTAGATATCTTCTTACCTAATAGGAATGTATATAGATGTACCTTCTTAGTACCTATCTTCTCTATATTCATTATAGAGTCTGATATTAATACATTATCTGGATCAGTAGTCATTCTGTACTCTCTTTCTAGAGCCGGTAATCTACCTCCTCTATACTTATAAGTTGTAGTCTTAATATACTCACCAGCTAATGAAAATGATATACCTTCTAAGAATTCTGCTTTAGTCATAACCTTTATATGTTTTAATTAATATACCTTAATATACGAAATATAATTGTAAGTACCAACTACCTCCTTAATTAAAAAGAGATAATTGGATAGTCTTTTCCGGCACATTAATCTTGTAAGCTCCATCTACCTTTCTAGTAGGTCTAAACTCTTCTCCAAAGTTATCGATTAAGTTTCCATCTTTAACAGCAAATGCATGCTTGCTAACGGTAACGATATAAGTTCCTTTCTGATGATCCTTAATGAAAGATTTAACAGTCTTCTTTCTATCGATGATCTCTCCTTTAAGCTTATATCTATTCTTGATATCTAAACCGGACAATACTTTAACTGAAGCTATTACTCCGTTTACTTCTAGACCATCCTTCTCAATAAAAGCCATCTGCTCTATAATGTGATGATTTCTAGTACCTCTCTTATCAGGTCTTTTAAATCTCTCTTTAGCTAAATCATGAGCTTTATTATAATTGATATCAAATCCAGCAGCCAAAGCTCTAACGAAACAATCATTAGTCTCGCTCATTGCTAACTCATTATTAGAATAACCTTTAATCTCTTTACTTGTCAAATTTACCATAACCTTTATTGTTTTAATTAATATACCTTAAGATACGAAATATAATGATAAGAAACAACTAGGACCCTAAAAAGGTCCCAATCATTTCATTCATTCTCTTCTCCAATTGTGAAGCATGAGCAGCAGTAGCACGTTCGTCATTTGACCAACCTGTACCTACTAGATTAAGATTCTGCTCTATAGATACATCAAACCCTCTAGTATCGATTTGACCTGATAACTGAGATCCTTTAAAGGCAGTACTAAAAGAAAAGTACTGATTGTCTCTTTCTAAGTCTTGTAAATCAAAAGTACTTTCTACATACGTTAGTACTTTTTTTAACTCTTGTTTTTTTAATTCTGTTTTTGTCATAACCTTTATTGTTTAATTATTAATATATCTAAATATACGAAATATTCTAATAGGATCCAACTAATTAAGTAAGTCTTTTCCGGAAAGTTTAGGGGGCGGTCAACCCCCATAACCCTAATTAAAACAACAATAAATATTAACTTATGACTTTACGTCTATTCCAGGTAACAAGATGATCAATTTTATCTCTTCTTACCTTATCAAATGTTCTTACATTAGTATTGAAAGTATAATTTCCAGTATCGTAATCATAATCATTACTACAAGTTTCTATTTCTATACCAGCAGATAATCCAGATTTAGTTTCACTTAATATCTTAATCTTTTTTATATACCTTACCTCCCAATTCCATCTAACATCTAAAGATGGTAGTTCTCGTAAATTCTCTTTATCAACCTCAAATTCTACTCCATCAGTCATTAGTAAATCTAATACCGCTTTTTCTTCAATTGCAGTAATTTCAGATGAAAGTTTAGATATTTTAGAATCTAAATGATTTGCATTTGTAAGAGCTACCTTTAAGGGTTCTCTAAAATCATCTCTAATAGAATTATATTCACCAATAATATCATCTCTAAAATCTAATATTACCATCCCTACTCTTCCAAGAGTCACCATTCGTTTTAATTCAAAATCTGAATTATCATTAGTAGAGTAAAATGAAGTTTCAATAGTATCAGCTTCATTATCTCTCCAGCTTTGAGCTTTCAGATTAAGAGAAAGAAGCTCTTTATGGTAACTATAGTCCGGATGAGCTCTTTTAAAGTATACATAAGAATCAGATACCTCAATAGTATCTCCTTCCATAATAGCATCTTTAAAATACCTACTATACATTTCAGTATATTTAACTATTCGTTCTTTTTCAATATCATGTCTAACCTTCCACAGCTTTTTTAAACGCACTTGCTCTTCAGTAATCAACTTCTCTATAACCTCAATTTTTTTACTCATAACCTTTATTGTTTTAATTATTAATATACCTTAATATACGAAATATAATTGTAACTAACAACTAACTCTTGGTTAATTCCACAAATGTTTTTCCATCATATCCCATTCCGGACCATTTAGACATTTGTTCTGGACGTAAGTAACATCCTAATCCTTCTAATTCTTCGATTGACATTCTGTCGATTTCTTTTGCTGTATACATAACCTTTATTTTTTAATTACTAATTTATCTACTTGATCTTGAGTAGGCATTTTCGATTCGTTTATTTATTCTGAAATATGACTAAAAGAAATATATTTTCCACCTATAACTGCAAAATCTTCATCTCGTGTAGATTCAAAATCAGTTATCTTACCAGATTTCATTTTATCTGAAGTTCCAGGTACAATGTACTTAACGGTTTGTCCTTTTTTGAATTTCGATTCGTTTATTGTAATTGCTTTCATAACCTTTATTTTCTAATTATTAATTTATCTAAATATACGAACTATAATTGTAACTAGCAACTTTATTCTAAATTACTTTCATAAATAATATCTTCTAACTCTCCTGATTCTTCTAGCTTATCCATAAACATACAAGCACGCATATCTATATCCTCTCTATCAATACTACTATTTAAGTAACTCTTAATAATAGCAGTTACTAATGTTTGCGGATCTATCCTATCAAATACACCAGGTCCTAAATTCATATTATCCCTAAATGCATCCTCAACTACTTCTGAAATCTCAATTGTAATTTTCATAACCTTTATTGTTCTAATTAATATATCTAAATATACGAAATTTACTTCTTACCTACAACTTTATTTAATAGATTATTCCTATAGTAGGTAACTTTATCAAATCCATTATCTTGAAGAGTTAAAGAAAAAGCATCCGGATTATTGACAGATTTATTTCTATCATAATCGCTCATTCCTCCAAAATCTATTATACCATATTTCTCCTCATCAACAGGAGGTTCTA